ACCTTATCAGGGACAAGAGAAACCTGATGCCCCTATGGTAACATTAACATGGGAGCTTAACGGCCCAGCCTACATGAAGAATGTAGCTAAGGATGGGGAAGCTGAGAAGATAGTACCAACAATTCACAGAGAAACAATTAAGCTTTCTACTAATGAACGTGCTAAGTACTTTAAGCTGTTTAATAAAATGCGTAGACCTAACTCGGATGTCGTTCACATGGCACAGATGGTAGGGTCAGGATGTATAATAAGAATAAAACATAACACCTCAAAGAAGGACCCTAGTATTAAGTACGCTAACATCTATACTCCTGTAGATGGCTGGATGGTTTCACCACCTATCGAAACATCTGCAGCTACTAATGAGACTAGAGAAGTTCCTGTACCTGCTGCTGTCGGACCATTACAAGTATTCCTTTGGTCTGCACCTAGCATGGACCAGTGGAACTCACTATACCAAGACGGTACATATACCAGAAAGGTTGATGGTGTTGATGTAGAACTAAGCAGAAACTTCGTACAGTTTAAAATACTAGGTGCATCTAACCTAAGTGGTTCTAAGCTAGAGAGTATGCTGATTGAGAACAATGCACTCAAGACTACACTAGAGGCTAAGGCTATATCAGACTCGGCTTACAACAACACTAAGCCTGTTGTAGTAGAGACCCCTGCCCCTGTAGCAGTAGCTGCAGCAGTGGAGGATAATCCTCTAGAGTTACTTGGCCTTGCATAATGACTAACTTGCTAGACCAGATAGACTTCTCTGATTTAGATAACAACGTACACTCTATGGTCCTGGGCGGTTATGCTGCTCAGGTTCCAGGGAGAGTTGCACATATAGATGCTGACTTCATAGCGTATCAAGTAGCCTGTGAGACAAGAGATGAACTCGATGGATTGAAACCCAGGAGAACTCTGGAGCAGATGAAAGAACAAGTCAGGTCTATAGCAGACTATCAAACTAAATTAGTAGGAGCAGAGAGCTATGTATTATATATCACTCCACCAGCCTCAACTAAGGGCGGACGGTCCGATACTGCGGTTGCCAAGGAGTACCAGGGTAATAGGAAAGGACGGGTTAAACCTGAACACCTTGATACCATTAGAGCCTACATGGGTGAATCTTTGCCTTCTAACATCTCCCTCAATCAAGAAGCGGATGATGCTTTATGTCAGGCGATGTATAAGGCAATGGAAGAAGGCAATCCAGACCTTCATGTCCTCTGTTCTAAGGACAAGGATTTAAATATGGCCCCAGGATATTACTGGGATTACAATGAACAACTAGTACTTAACTGTGAAGATACATTCGGATGGATAGGATTAGATAGAAGTAAGAAGTCACCTAAGGTAGTGGGTAGAGGAACCAAGTTCTTCTGGGCGCAGCTGTTAATGGGTGACGCAGCAGATAACATATTAGGATTACCTAGCTACCATGAGAACGGTAGAGACCATAAGTGTGGTCCTGTTACTGCATATAACTTCTTGAAGGATGCTAAGTCAAACATAGAATGCTATGACATAGTAAGAGATTTATATAAAGGAAGTAAACATGAATGGATTAATTGGAGAACTGGTAGCAAGACTACTTGCTATCATAGTTTGTATGGTGATGCTAATAGCCTATGGCTTTTACGTTATCCTGGTGACAGTGTCGATGCTTTTCTACGGGAGACTCTGGAGGAGAAAGAAAAATGAAATACGAGAAACTGAGAACAAGCCAGATAAAAAGCGTGAGAGCTTTACTATTAAAGAAACAAAATAATACTTGTCCTTTATGTGAAGGTAAGATAGGTACAGCTAGGTCAAAGAAGAGACCTGCTTTAGACCATGACCATACTACAGGTATAATACGTGACGTGTTATGTATTAACTGTAATGGTATGGAAGGTAAGATATGGAACCTGCTTAGACGTATGAAGAAAGGAGAGGCTAGAAATATTTTAAGTAAGTTACTTGAATATTACGAGCGTCATGACCATATGCCACATGGAGCTATACTACATCCGACACATTTAACTGACGCAGAAAAGAGAGACAGACGTAACTTAAAGCAGCGCAAGAAAAGAGCTGAGGCTAAAAGGAACAAGTAATGAAAACCATAGGAGAGCAACTAGACTGGGAGCACAACATGGCTACTCGCGGAGTCGAAAGATTCCGCAAGCAGCAAGCTGAAGCTACTGAGTCTAGAGGACACGAGACTTCTGCTGGCAGCAGACTTCTCAAGTCCTACGTCATAACTATATCAGATAGAATTGCTCTTTACTTAGAGGGCAAGCACCCTGACAGTAGACGTAGGAACAAGTTCAGTAAGTTACTGGATACAATAGATACAGATAAGGTTGCTATGATAGCCTTAAGGAATGTTATAGCATCCGTGTTTAAGAATGGTACAGGCATAGCAAGCATATCTATTCAGATAGGTAGGCAGTGTGAGGACGAGCTGCGCTTAACCAAGTTTCAAACAGAGTACAAAGAATACTACGATAGTCTTATACGAGACATGCAGCGTAAGAACATAGCTAACTACAGGCACAAGAGAACTGTACTTACTGCTAAAGGTAAGGACAGAGGATTACTGTGGGAAAGTTGGTCAGAGCAAGATGCCTTTGGTGTTGGTGCTCTGGTTATATCTTTGCTCATGGAAGTGTGTGACCTAGTAGAGCGCAATGATGCCCCTGCTAGTAAAGGCTACATGAAGGGACAATCTATGTTAGTACCTACTCAAGCATGTTTAGATTGGATATCTAATCATGATGAGGTAGTAGAGCTAACTAGTCCAGATAGAATGCCTTGCATAATACCACCAGCTAATTGGATATCGGTAACAGATGGAGGCTTCTGGTCTCCTAACCTACGTAAGAGAACGCCTTTGATTAAGTCTAAGCTTATGAGTAAAGAGCGAGAGATTATGTATGCTGAGGCAGATATGCCTGGAGTATTGAATGCAGTTAACACAATGCAAGCAACTGCTTGGAGAGTTAACACTAGAGTTAAGGCTGTGTTAGATGAGGTATGGGCTAAGAACTTGGGCTGTGGTATGCCACGCTCTGAACCTTATGTATTCCCACCTTGTCCATTAGAAGAGCACCAGATAGCAGCTGAGCTGCCTTACGATAGCCCTGAGCTTGCTATGTTCAATGAATGGAAAGTAGTTACTAGAGAGCTGCATACCCAAGAGAAAGAACGAGTAGCCAAGAACCTAGCTCTCATACGTACTATGAGACTAGCTAGAGAGATGGAGAAGCATGATAACTTCTGGTATGTATACCAGTGTGACTTCCGTGGTAGAGTATATGCAGCTAGTGCTGGGTTAACTCCTCAGGGTACTGACCACAGTAAAGCTTTGATTGAGTTCAGTACAGGTGATGCCTTGACTGATGAGAATGGGCTACGCTGGTTCATGATAAACGGTGCTAACAAGTATGGTAATGATAAGGTAAGCTATGAAGATAGGATTGCTTGGGTACAGGACAACAAAGATTTTATTATAGAATGCGCTAATGACCCTATAAGTAACAGAGGTTTCTGGGCTAACTCAGACAAGCCTTTCCAGTTCCTTGCTTGGGTATTTGAATGTGCTGATATGTTTAAGTTGAGTAACCCTTATGAGTTCGTATCTCACTTACCTGTAGCACTAGATGGTAGCTGCAATGGACTACAACACTTCTCTGCTATGCTATCAGATGAAGTAGGGGGTAAGTCAGTTAACCTATCCCCTAACACTTTACCTGCTGATATATATCAGGATGTAGCTAACGTGTGCTATGCTAAACTATTAGACCGAGCAAAGCTAGGAGAGGCTCCTGCTATCAACTGGCTGAAGGCTCTAGGTCCAAAAGGTATGTCACGTAAGCTACCTAAGAAACCTGTAATGACCCTGCCTTATGGGTCAACTCAACAGGCATGTACTACTAGTATATACAACTACGTGACTGACAATCTTTCAAACAAGTTCGATAAGAATACATTCTTTAAACATTCTATATACCTTAACCCATTGCTATGGGCCTCTATAAACGAGGTAGTTATAGCAGCTAGGGCAGCTATGGATTGGATACAAGAGTGCAGCGTTATACTTGCTAGGAAGAATATACCATTGAAGTACTACAGTCCATTAGGATTCCCTGTACTACAAGCTACACAGAAGTACAAGTCTAAACAGATACGTACACAAATCAATGGTAACTTACAAGTAAGAGTAGCTACTTACACAGACCAGTTAGATACTAGGAAGCAGCGTCAGGGCAGTAGTCCTAACCTAGTACACCATGTGGATGCTTGTCATATGATGATGGTTGTCAATGCGTGTTCAGGTAACGGGGTATCTAACTTCGCTATGATACACGATGACTTTGGTGTACCAGCTAAGTACGCAGCAGACTTACAGAAGAATATAAGGCAGCAATTTGTAGCATTGCATAACTACAACGACGTACTACAAGACTTTAAACAACAACATGAAGACGTTTATAACGTAGAATTACCGAGTTTACCTAGTAGAGGAAGCTTGGATATAACGGAGGTACTTAACTCAGACTACTTCTTTAATTAACTTAGTGCTTCTCTATAGAGATATAACGAAAGGAGGTATTATGTCCTATGCAGATTTATCTAAGGACGACCAAGTACTTACCGCTATAAAATTTATAGCTGTGGGTTCAGAGATACCCTTAGAGTTACAAGAAGAACTAGGTTCTGAATTAGTTTATGAGGTAAGTAATCCTATTAAAGGAGACTAACTTGAAAATAGAATCGAAGACTACAGACGGACACGTTAGCCAGTCGGTTAGACGTATCCTGACATTTATGACTGCACCCTCTACCTTACAACGAGGTGATGGTGAGTTTGGTATAGGCTCTGAACATGCTAAGGCTGAAATAAGAGCTGCATTGTCAGAAGTATTAGGGAGGTATCCATGGTACGAAGGGCCTTAGTATCAGACGTAGACCATATATTAGATATCGCAGAGGTATTTAATGATGACTATGGACTACCAAAAATAAATAGAGAAAGAGCGCGTATAACCTTGTTAGGTTTTATCAAACATGGTGTAGTGTTCTGTTCAGACGCTGGGGCTATAGTAGGCATGACCTACTCAGACCCCTTCAGAGACAGAACCCTGCTGCTAGAAATAGGTTGGTACGCTGATGGTGGAGGAATGACTGGCGTTAAGTTACTTAACACATTCATTAAGGAAGCCAAGAAATTAGAGGTAGATGCAGTTATTATGAGCACCTTAAGCAATAGTGATTTACGAATTGGTAAGTTCCTGGAGCGACAAGGCTTCTCAGTATCTGAAACATCCTATACTCTAGAACTAGGAGGACATATAAAATGTCTATTATAACAGGAATACTTGCTGCAAAGCAAGCTAAGAAAACTAGAAAAGCACAAGAGCGAGCCAACCAAGAGGCAGAGACAAGAGCTATAGAAGCAGCTGCTTTATCTGAGACTCAGGAAGATACTGGTGCGGATATAATATTTGGTGCAGCTAAAGGTGGACGGACGTTACTACGTAGACGCCCGACACAAGGCCCAACAACAGGGCCTAGACCAAGGCTTATGGGATTAGGTGGCTTCGGTGGAGGAGACCCTGGCAGAGGCTATAACAATATGAGGCTGCTATGAGTACTTATCCAAACCCTAAGGGAAACATTGGTCAAGTCTGGATGCAGATGTACCAAGAGAAGGGTGACTTACTGGAGCGCAGTGAAGCTTATGCTAGATGGACTCTAGCTAATATACTTCGTGCTGATAGAGAGACACACCAACAGAATACAGAAATGACTAAAGGTTCTGTGATGATGGGAGCTAAGTGGGTTAATCACTTAGCCAATAGAATAGTAGATGTACTGTTCCCCTTATCCAGACCATTCTTTACTGTATCTTTAACACCTAAAACTAAATTAAAATTAGAACAAGAAAATGGCCCAGACCAAATGGCCGTTGTGAAAGAACAGATAAGAGAAGCTACTACTAGGATAGAAGAAGAGGCTATAAGAAACCTTAGACTAGTAGAATACAGACCTGTAGCTATCGAAGCATGTAAACATCTTATTATTACAGGAAATGCTTTACTTAGAAGAATGCCGTCAGGCAAAAGAATACTGTACTCTATTGACCGCTATGGAATTAGACGTGATATAGAGGGTAATGCCATTGAAGTTGTACTATATGACCGAAAGAAATATTGTACCTTTGACCCAGAAATGCAAGCTATGATTAGAGAAGTGCATCCTAAGGTTAAAGATGATGACAAGATGGAATTATTATCTCACTATAAACTAGAAGCTGATGGACGCTGGTGCTTTAAACAAGAAGTAGAAGGTGTAGCTATAGGTAAACAAGTTAAGTATGTTAAAGAAGACTTTGACTTACTACCGTTAGCCTGGAACTTACCTTCTGGTTTTCATTATGCTACTGGCTTAGTAGAAGATAACTCTACTACATTTCATAAGCTAGATGTAACCACAGAAGCTCTTACAGATATGGTAGCTATCGCAGCTGACATTAAGTTCTTTGTTAGACCAGGCTCTGCCTTAGGTTTACAACTAAGAGAACTCAATAATGCACAGCGCGGTGCTTACTTTGCAGGTAATGCAGAGGACATAGCTGTACCAGAGATTAACTTACGTGGTGACTTAGATACTATAGCTAATATAGTAGCTAAATGGGAAGGTGATTTATCAAGAGTATTCTTATTATCTAATGTACGTGACGCTGAACGTGTTACTGCAGAGGAAATAAGGCTTATAGCTAGGGAACTAGAGAGTTCCTTTGGTGGACTGTATTCTCAATTAGCGTTACAATGGCAACAGAAAGAAGCTGACTACGCTTTATCTAAGATGAAGATAGGCTCTGTAGGAAATCTTGATAGTCAATTCGAAGTACTTGTTACTACAGGTATGGAGAGTTTATCTAGGGAAGGTCAAATTGATAACCTTAGATTAGCTATCAGTGACTTGCAGATGTTAGAAGCTGTACCTCAGGAGATTAGGTCTATATTTAATCCAACTAGATTCGGACAGTTTATCTTTGTAAACAGGGGCGTTGCATTAGCAGACTTCCTGAATACTCCTGAAGAGTTACAAGCTATGCAGCAACAGGAGATGGAGATGGCTGGTAGACAAGCTGAGATAGATACTGCTGCTAGTGTAGCACAACATGCTGGTAAATCAGAAATAGATAATATGGACGGTCAACAATAGGAGAGTATATGACTGATGAAAGTAACCCACATTCAAATGTTTCAACTGAAGAGCGTAAAGCTGCTGAGGTAGCTGAACAAGCAGCTGCTAAAGAAACCCCAGTTGAAGAAGCCCCAATACAAGCTGTGTCAAATACAGAGGCCAAGGATAAACCTGTAGACCCTGAAGCAGATGCAGCTCTAGTAGAAGATGATAAAGAGGAAGCAAAGCCTGACGATGGTGAGGCTCCTCTTGATACACAAGCTTGGGGAGATACAAATAGTGAAGTAGGAAATAGTGTTCTGAGATTAATACAGAACGCTGGAGGAACACCCGAACAGGCGAAGGCATTATTGTTTGACGCTGTACGGGATAATGATATGTCTAAGATAGACAAAGCAGAACTTACTAATTTAGTAGGTGAATCAAATGCTACAATCATTATGTCAGGTGCAGCCTCCTATGCTACAGAGATAGCTGCTAAAAACGTAGAGATAGCTAAAACAGTTAATGAAGCCGTAGGCGGTGCAGATAACTGGGAAGCTATACAGAACTGGTCAGACAACTCTGACTTACCTGATGCAGAGAAAGCAGAGTACAATGAACTCTTATCTGCAGGAGGTGCTAAAGCTAGGTTCGCAGCTACAGAACTATTAAGCAAATATAATGCCGATTCTGGCAACACACAAATTACGGACACAAACCGAGTTGACCCTGATGTTGATACAACTACCCAGTCCGAAGCTATAACTGCACGCGAATATTATAAGCGTATGGCTATGGCAAACCGTAAAGGTCAAGATACAACAGCTATAAAAGCGGCAAGAGCAAAAGGCCGTAAGCTAGGTATCTAACCTATAAACTGGGAATAATCCCACAACATTAAATATAAGGAATTAATATGCCTATCCCTTCAGACTCAACTCACTTGAGTGCTCAGGCTACATCAGAAATGATTGAAGAGTATGCTGGCGCAGTGGATTCACAATTCGCTAAGTCGTCAATCATGCGTGGCTTCGTAAACATAGATAACCTACAAGGTACAGACACAAAGATTAAGCGTCGTGTCGGACGTACTGTTCTTAAGAAGGTAGTAGCTGGTGTAAGACCCGATGCTTCTCCAACTTCATTCGGACGTACAGCCGTAACAGTCGATACGATTTCATTAGCTCGCGATAACCGTGACCTATTGAATGAGTTCCAAACAGACTTTAACGCACGCCAACAGTTAGGTATGGACCACGGTAAAGAACTTGGTAAACTATTTGACCAAGCTCATATTATTGCAGCTATCAAAGGTGCAGCAGCAGCTGCTCCAACAGATGCCGATGGTACTAACTACAACGGTGCATTCGGTGCAGGTTCAACAACTACAATGGCCGCATCTAATGATGACCTAGACCCAACTAAATTCTATGAAGCTATTGCTGCACAGATAACAGCTATGGAAGAAGAAGACATTGACATTGAAGAATGCGTTGTGTTCGTACGTCCAACATATCAAGACGTACTACTTAATAATGACAAATTGCTTAACCGTGATTTCTCTTCAGACAATGGTGACTTTGCAAATGGTACATTCAGAACGCTTAAAGGTGTTCCGATTGTGTCTACTACCAGAATACCAACTGCTGCTATTACTGGCCATGTAATGTCTGACGCTAAGAACTCTAACTTCTATGACGTAACTGCTGCAGAAGCTAGAAGTAAAGCTATCATTATGCACCCTAAAGCTCTATTCGCTGCAGAAACTATACCATTAACTTCTAAGGTATACTACGACGATAAAGAACTTCAGTGGTTCATTGATTCATACTTAGCATTCGGTGTTAACTATGACAGACCAGATTGCGCTCGCGTAGTCCGCTCATTCGACTAAATAATTAACGAGGCTCTCCTGTTTATTCGGGAGGGCCTTTTTTTGTTTTATAGATTCCTGAGCTTTTGCTCTCCGTGGGTTTGGGAATCTTTACAACAAAAAAGAAAGGAACTACTATGCCTACAACGGCCAACATTAAACTGAGTTTAATAAACAGTATGTTACGTACAATAGGTTCTGCTCCCTTAGCTGGAGAAGACACGTCACATCCTGATTACATTACAGCCAATGCGGTGATTGAAGAAGTCATAGAAGATTTCTCAAGTAAACCTCTATGGTTCAACAATTCAATAGAAACCCTATCACAAGATAACGATGGTAGGATTCCAGTACCTACTAATGCTGTAGCAGTAGACCCCACAGATGGGTCTAACCTAGCTGTAGCAGGAAACTTCTTATACAATGTAGATAAGAGGACAGATATTATAGGTAAAGATGTAGAGTGCTACGTCCACAGGGAAATAGAACTAGGGCTTATGCCCAGGGAAGCCATTAAGTTTATTAGGGCAGCCTGTAGATTTAAGTTCTATGCAGATGAGGATGGTGGTTCACAGAAGCTACAAGTATATGCACAGGCTGCACAGTTATCAGAGCTAGAACTTAACTCTGTAAACATAGCCCGTATGGATATGAACTTCTTTGCCTCAGGTTCTGGAAGAACATTCTTTATACCTAGACCCTCTAACTATCAACACATTGGTAGTAGTGCTGGTTCAGGTGGAGTTAAAACAATATTTCAAACTAGCTAGGAGAAGTCATGGCTGATACAAATACATTAGGAAGTATGTTGCAAGGTATTAGCCAGCAACCTCCTCACATTAGACGCGATGGTAAGGTAACAGAACAAGTTAACTTAATGTCAGACGTTGTAGAAGGAATAAAAACTAGACCAGGTTCTAAATTAATCGGTGTTATAGAAGAAAATGGAGCGTCAGGCTCTTCAACTATTATATCTAAACCTGGAGCAGAGCTTCCTGTTACAGTAGAACCAAAAATTGATACTAGTGGAAAGTATTATACCTTTACTATAGATGGAACCGTGTATCAAATAGGTATAAGTGTAAATGGTATAGAAATACTTAATCAAACTGGAGAAGTATTAAACGTAAGTTTAACCACAGCAGCTAATACTTACTTAGCAGATAGTGCTAATGATTTATCTGTTTACGTATATGACAATGGTGAAGAAACAGTTGCCTATGTATTAAACAGAAATAAAGTAGTCGCTATGGATAACAGTGCTGCTACTATTGCAGCTCAGGAAGCTGAAGTAGTTAAAGATGTAGGGTTAGTAACTTCTTTAGGCGGACAGTTCTCACATACCTATACAGTAAATGTTGACCATGATGGTGGAAGCTTCAGTGGTTCGTATACAACACCTAACGGAACAGGCTCAGGTCACGCAGCCCAAACAACTTCTGATTATATTGCTAGTTCATTAAGAACTTCATTAGCAGCAGCTGCTCCTGTAGGAGCTACTGTAGCAGTAAGTGGTTCTGTTGTAGCTATTACAGGTCTTACTGGAATAACTATTACAGTATCAGATGGTGAAGGTGGTGCTACTTTAGTAGAATCAAGTAACGTAGCTAAGAACACTAACAAGCTTGCTAACACAGCTCCTCATGGTACACTAGTTAAAGTACATGGATTAGATGGAACATCAGATGATTTCTGGATGCGCTTTGAATCTAACTACACTAATACAGTAGGCTCTGGGTTGGAGATGAGGGTATATGGAGAGAGTGGTATAACGTATCAGAAGCAGCAGCTTTAGATGCTGGAACTATGCCAATGAAGATGACTCCTAATGCTGCTGGAACTATTATGAATATAGATGTAGCTCCTTGGACACAACGACGTGTAGGAGACTCAGAGACTAACCCTGAACCTGCTTTTGTAGGTAAGAAAATAAAAGATATAAGTGGCTTTCAATCCAGACTTGTTACTGTAGCAGGACCTGTTACTAACTTCTCTGTTACTAATGAGCCAACAGACTTCTTTAAGAACTCTGCTGTGGCTGAGATAGCAACTGACCCAATAGAAATAATATCAACAACTGCTGATGAGTTCAGTCTTTTGTATATAGTACCTTTTGATAGGGACCTAATACTTTTCGGAGATAGAGTACAATTTCTTGTGCAAGGCGGTAGTGCATTAACTGCATCTAACGCTTCATTAGTACAGACAACAGCTTATGATATACAAGATGGTGTGCGTCCTGTAGCTACAGGTAGAACTGTTTTGTTCCCATTCTCTATAGGAGAGTACGGTGGAGTAAAAGAGTTCTATACATCTGGTAATATAGAAGCTAACCAAGCTATATCAATTACATCTAGTGTACCTAAACTTATAGAGGGTACTATAGAACAGATGAAATACTCTGATACTGCTGATACATTACTTATAAAGTCTAGTTTAAATAAATGGACATTGTATGGATATAAACAACTGTGGGATGGAGAAAAGAAACTACAATCTGCATGGTTTAAATGGGAGTTCCCTGGAGAAATAATTAATTATAACTTTGATAAGAATAAGTTATATGTATTACACTTTAAAGGTGGAGTAACTAGTGGACATTATGGAGAAGTATGTCAAGTTGTATTAGACTTAGATAGTCCTAATGCAAGTGGATTAGATTATCCGTTAGCTCTAGATTCGTATGAAATATATGATGGAGATGGTACACCTGACTATGGTGTTAGTATGGGCAGAACTAATATGCCTAACTATATAGACCCAGATGGATATGAATACTCTGTGTATCAATTCCTAGATAACAATCTAGTTATTATACAAGGTGCTGGATGTGATAGTCCAGGGCAACCTGCAGAGCATTTAACACCTACTGCTAGTGCATCTAATACTTATACAGATGGTACACCTATGTGGTACGACTATAAGTTTCCTATTGCTACTGTACCTAAGAACTCTACACTATACGCAGGTTATGATATAACCTCTACATTTAAACC